GTTGTGACGCAATCATTTCGCGGCGCTGTATGGCAAACTCACCAGCTGTATCAAATAAAGCCGATGCAACTTCACCCTTGGCTAGCTCAGCGCGTACAAAAGGTTCTGCACTTTTACGGACGTTGAAACGCTTACCAGGTAGTTCATTACTGCGCTGAGATCTTGCTGTATAAACGGGTATTCTCATTTACGATAATACTCCATGCCCGTTGCGCCAGCTTGCCCTATTGATTTGATTAAGCTTGCTGTGCCTGATGCGCGCAGACCAGCGGCGTTTGCTTGGCCTGTCATGCGTGTTAACTCAGCTTGAAGTTTTGTCTCCTCTATTGCGTCATCAAGCTGCATATTCGTAATGGCGTTGTTAAATTCCTCGGTTTCTTGTTCGTAATCAAACTCACGCGCGTTTTCTCTCAGCACTTCTATGGGTGTGCCTTGTGTTAAATCAAAGCCAGCGTAAGCATATCCAGATCGTGCTGCGCCTTGTACATCACGTTCAAACGCTGTTCTATTACGCCCCTGAGAGGCTGCAAAGTTTGCATTAATTATTTGACGTTGTCTGGTAAGCAGATCTATATCGCGCTCTATAATTTGAGCATTAAACTCAGCTGCTTGTGCTGCTTGCCTAGCCGCTCGATCTGATGCCTTTTTTCCTGTAAATCCAGACAGTAAATCAGCACCAATTTTTATGGCTGTTAATGTTTCCAGAATTGCCATTGAAAACCCTTAAATATCAAAAGTGTTGAGGCGCGGATAAAAGGCCAGGATTGTCATTGGCAGCGCCTGACTTTGCTGTATGTAAATACGATCATCCTCGTCGAACCCACCTCGAAATTCTATGTCTTTGTCACCCGTAAATAACGGCACAGCTGTGTCCATTGACATCGAGCTATCGCGAAACGGTATGCGATCTACATCCGTAGAACTATTTCCGACCTCAATACCAACTGTCTCAAACAAACGCAGTGTAATCCCGTGTATGCGCTTGGGCTTGCCCTGGCTTGTGCCATCCACAGAACCAGCCTCTACACGCAGCGTTGTCATTGAGCTGATAAAATTAAATCCAACTGCTGCTGTTGTAGCCGAAAAATTTAAAGTTACACCGCCATCACTGACCGTTGCATCAGGGTGGCTTGCTCCGTTTGCTGTGACGTTAAGTGTCTCACCACGCAAGTGATACAAGCCCGTTAAGGTTGTTGTCGCACTTCCAGAATATGACAAACCGCTATCAACAAAATGTGTAGCCGTTATGACGCCACCAAAATCAAATGGTTTCAGTTTTTCTACATATCTCTTTGTCACGCTGTTAATTGTGCGTTTAACAATCATAAACAGTTCATCTTCGCCGCTATCGGTTGGTAGTGTTGCAATGCTTTCAACAACGGCTTGGCCACCGCTAAATGCGCCACCAATAACGTGTTTATGCCAAGCAACGACCTCTTCTTCACGGCGATACGTCATGCCAAGCAAAGTACCATCCGCTCGAACACACCAGACTACGCTATCTGGCTCTTGCTGGAAGGCCATTTGTGTAATGCCACCCTTGGTCACATGCTCGGCCAGTATTGTCATGTCTGGCGCTTGATAGCCGCCCGTATTGACATCACCAACAAACTTAAACTCTCGGATCTTTCGAGATCCACGTTGGACGAAAAGCGTCACATCTGCTACTTGCACGGGTTCAATAGTAGCCGTGCCGTAGTTGGAATACTTCCTTATGAGTGTTGTTGTTGGCGTTACGGGGCTATCATTTGTTGATGTCAAAACATATTCGCCACCCGATGTACCCACCGTCAACACTCTGGTGGCTGACAGATAACGGATTGCGTTTACCTGATTAGAGGCAATTGTATAAACAAGCGCATCATCATCACCTGTTCCAACAGTGACATTTTGATAGTCACCATTTTTGCTAAACCAAAGTGTTTGAGGGTTATTGTTTGTGTTGCCAAAAACTAAACGCTGTTCAAAAAACGAGATAACGCTGGGTCTATCGTTTGCCCCTTTTAAAGCTTGCGTTGGTTGTATAATTTTTTTTGCTGTGCCACCTGATGAATAGGCAGAAAATCCTGACGTATCTATGTCCGTGCCAGCTTCGTTTTGCAAAGTAAATGTATTGGTTGTGACATTAGCAACATAGTAGTTTGCGTCATTAAGTTCTGTCATGCCAGCGATGCTTTGTATTTTTACTGCATCACCGTTAGCAAACCCATGAGAGCTGCTTGTTAAAACGCCAGGGTTAGCTTGCGTAGCCCCTGTTAAATTTTTTGCTGTTTCTAAACCGCCTTCGATAATAAGATTATTAAATGTCCAAGCATTATGATCTGTTCTTGTTAGGCTTCTAATATCATACGAAGGATGTACGAGATACATTGTGTCAGCTGATTGAACAAACCTTATATTAAATAAATCTGCTTCTGCGTAGGGCGTTGTCGTTTCATATATTTGTGTAGCCGTACCACCTGATGTGTAGGTTGTAAGGTCTGTCGTATCCATTGCATTGCCAAACAGATCCGTGAGGGTGAATGTGTTTGTTGATGAATTAGCCACGCGATAGTTGCGACCATTTAATTCTGTCATACCGCCAATGCTATCAACAAAAATTTCATCGCCATTGCTAAACCCGTGACTGTTACTTGTTAAAACACCAGGGCTTGCCTTTGTTATGGCCGTAATTGTTTTTGCAGAACTATTAAGAACTTGTAAATCATTGCGAAACACACGCATGATTTGATTTCCAAATTCCAAAATATATGTGTCTGACGTTTTGAACTGAAACGGTATTAATCTTGTTTTAACGGAGCTACTTTTGACCTCTCCTAAGTATTCTGTGCCTGGACGCCTGGTGACACCGCCATGCGGCATGACAACCATATTCGTTAGATCCGACAGACCTTGCGAATACTTTTCTAAATTTGTGCGGCCTTCCAAACGTGGGCTGATCTCACCAGCTGTAAACGCACTGAAACTGGGTGCAGATCTTGCCATTTACAATCGCGCCTCGATAAAGTCAGAAGCTTCAAATCTTTGTGGTGCGCCCTCAGTCGCGTCTGTGTGCCGTGCTTGTTTCAGTACTTGTTCGTACTTGGCATACATAAGCTGCACCAGTGTGGTTGAGCCAGTGACCGCATAAGATATTTCTGATGCAAGGTAAGCTGCGAGCGCTTCTATTAATCCGCTATCGTATTCATTTGGATCTGTGACCCTGGCAATGTATTTTATTTTTGCTGTGCCTTCATCCGTTAGTAATTTTCTGCCCTCAATAACAAACACGGGAGCGCCCGTATTGGATGTCATATTGTCTTGGGGATAGCTTAGAGCGCCATTACTAAATTCTAGAACACGCAAACAAAACGGATCTACGGGCAATGGATATTGATTTGCGTAACCAAAATCAGGTGATGTACTTTCCTTTGCCAGCGTTGCTCTTCTAATTAGAGAATTCCAAGGATGCTCTCTAAAAACATAATCACGCGCACTTTCATATCTTTGGTTAATAATGCGCCCTACTTTGGAGTTTTCATCTAAGGCAGAAATATTAGATGCGCCCAACATATTGAGGGCGTAGTTTGCAATATCAACTGTAGATGGCATTTCGTCACTCCATAAGAAAAGAAGGGGCGCAAGCGCGCCCCAACTTAATTAGTCCACCACATATTTGATGGTTACTTCGATTGTGCCAGTACCAGCAGCACCACCCATAGTCGCTGTGACGATAACGCCATCCTTATCTGCATCTAACTCTGTGCCTGAGCCTAGAGCTAGTGTTGCAAGAATATCGACCTTTTGGGCTGATGTTGATGCAGCAGCAGCCTTATATGCCGCAGCAGCAGCCGCTACGGCTGTACCATCTGCATTTTTGTACGCTGCATGACCAACTGACAAAGTTGTTGAACCGCCCAACGCATCATGTGCGAGTGACCCTTCAAGCAATCTTGCGCCGTCTGGTAAAACAAACATCTCAATAACATCACCAGACGCTAGTGAAGACGCTTCGTAGACACCATGAGCTACACGGACACGACCGCCAAGCTCATTAGCTTTGTTCATAACAACAGGTGTTGCCCTGTTGTTAGTACGCTGTGTTGAATAAACAGTAGCCATTGATCAGTCTCCTTATTCGTTACACGCAATTTCTACTACTTTTTCCTCTTCCATACGGGTAGCCCCGATGGTTTGGCAGTAATAGACTTGCGTTGCGTATGACTTATCGGCTCGTTCATCGATCTTTGCGCTAGGCTCTTTGCCCATTGCAAGCTTGATCCCGTCTGATGCAAACGCGATAACCTGACGGTCAGAGTTTGAATCTGTCGTTAGACGGTTAGAGACAATGAAATTAAATCCTACGAAAGTATTTATTTCACCTTGAGCTAGAGCTTTTACAGTATTGAAATCGCTCGAAGTCACAGTTGTGTTGTTTAACAAATCGCTGACTTGCTTTGGAGACACAATGATGTGGCGCGGTATTGACGGATCAACACTTGCTGCATCAAGAAGCTCTTTTGCAGACACGAGTTTTGCGATGGTTAAACCAGCAGAACCGTGTGCGATTTTTTGACCAGCTGGTAGCGCTGTTGATGTGGAACCATCTTTACCAGTTAACGCTGTACCCAGCGCAGCTGCAATGATTTCATCATCCATAGCACGACCCATAGCAGCTGCTGCTGCACGGCCATATGTTGATGTTGGATCTATAAGTAGTCTTACACGATCCTGATCATCGATCAGATCCGCATACTCATAGTCTGCCATTGTCACCATACGTCTTGTGTGTGGTGTTTCGATCAATGGAGTATCGGCGTGGCGCGATGTTTTCTTAACAGCCGCTGCTGATCCTACCTGATCAAAGAAAGCCTTTTCGCCATTTACAGATTCTACATCTACTGCATTACGCAATAGTGAACCCATCTGCTGTGAAAGCATTTGGACGTTAGCAGAAAACTGATTGACAAAGGCTGTAGTGATTTGAGTAGACATTTGTCTCTCCTTCTACAGTTAAGTTTTCAGATTGCTGCGCGCGGTTATCTCAGGTGAGGCCGTGCTAACTGTTTAGTCAGTTACTCTACTTGTCACACAAGTTTGACGGCGTGGGGCTTTCGCTTATCCACTAGCGAGTTCAAATAGTCTTTGAACTTCTTTAACAGCTTCATCATGTGCTGGATGAAACTTGTCTTGATAAACACCTTCTGCCATTTTTTCTTTGGCCAATGCCATAGCTTCGGCTGGTGTCATAATCAATTCGGTGGCTTCACCAGCTAGGGTGTCCTCACCTATATCGGATGCAATAGACGCAAACATTCTTATGATATCTGGGTGATCTCCTAGTCTGCGACCATCAGCTAATTCAACTTCTAATACTTCTGGATCAACATACCGCTGTGCGGCAGCATAACCCATATTTATTTTTTGCTCTAACGCCTGACCAAACTCTTGCTGTAGTTCACGCTCAGTTTGCTCATTGACCTGGGCAGCATTTGTGTAAAAACTTTCGTCTGTTGCAGTGAATGTATTTTCTAAATACTCTGCCATCGCTTGCGCTTGCTTACCGTTTAGACCAGCCCCGTGCGCTGCTATCTTAAAATTATTCCAAGCCTCTTCGCTAGAGTCTTCCATATTTATTTTAATGTCATAATCATTTGCAGTTTCTGGACGGCCAGTTTCTGCATAGAATTCATTATATTGATCGTCTGTCCAGCTGCTTTGCGGCTTTACAATTTTGTCTGCGCCAATGTGAGATCTGGCGTGAACATACGATTTTGCCAGGGCATTTGCGTCTGCAAAGTTTTGTAAGCTGGGATTGCTGCGTAAACTTTCATCTAAAGTATCAACAAATCTTGCTGGTGCTTCTGTTGCGACTTCTTGAGATCCAGTGTCTTGGGTTGCCTCGTCACTCATTTTTAGGTTCCTTCTTGTCGGACAACATCCTGACGATCAGCAACACTGTTGCGCGTTGTCCTTCGTTAAATGCAGATTCATATGGATCGCCAGAAAAGGTGGTTGTCTCAAAGCCAAATCTGGTTTTGAGGTCATCTAAAACTTGCTCACCGTCCTCTGTATTAAACGTGCGGCGGTACGCTAATTTAAGGTCTTCTAATTTTTTCATGTTATTGCGCTACAGCTTTTACCATTGGCGCAAGTTTATTGGTAACGTCTGCTTCCATCATAATGTCTTGCTGTTGCGCTTGAAGTTCAGCAGCTTGCGCTTGCTGTTGTCGAATCTCCGCAACCTCATCTTGGCTTCGAATGACACGCGCTGGTATGCCAGTGACTTCAACCAAGTACTGTACAAGCTTGTCTGTGTCTAAATAATCCATGACGGGTGCAATCTCTGCGACTTGCATCATGACCTCGAAGCCACGCAACATAGACTGTAGATCCGTTAGTTTCTGCGCTTTAGCCATTGGGCTGACGTATTCTATCTCAATGTCCTGACCTTGCA